ACTGACGGGGTTCCATCAATTACTTTCCCAGATTCAGTTGCACAAACCAGTGCGGGGGAAGCGTTCAATTACACTACTAGCTACATAGAAGGTGACCAGACACCTTCCGCAGCATCTACAGTAGGTGAGATACCAAACTTCTCAAATATCACATCAACTGAGGCAGCAAGTGTTGGTACAGCAGATATTGGTTTAGATAACCATACAATTACCCTAACTCCCGGAACTGGAACAGGGGTAACTCTTACTGGATCATTTGTTACCGACTTGACCATTGACTAATGTGGAGGACACTTCCGTTTGTTTTATTTATATCTAGCCCTGTTTACGCTGTGCCTGTTGTACCTAACTTTACACAGGGTAGTTCTAGCAGCCGAACAGAAACTACCACAAATATTACAGAGACCATACGAACATCAAACTACAATTCTGGATATACATATTCAGTTACAGGATCAGGTATTGAACATGATGGAACAACTATATCTGCACCAAATGCAACTGTTACTGAAACTATAAATGGTACAACTTATACATGGACTGGTTTAGATTTAGGAGAAAAACCAAATTGGTCAATTACAAATGCTGGAGATGCCTTTCAATTTACAGAAGTTTATACACCCCCCGGTTTAGAATCAGTGACAGATATAACAAGAACAATAGAAAGTCAAAGCGTAACAGATACCACAACTATATTTTCACAGTAGTAGGATTATTATTTGGGAGTCCAGTGTTTGCTAATACCTCAAACACTGCAGCTCCATCAGCTTCAGCATCTGGTTCTGTTAGTAATTTCGCAACCCAAGTCTTGCAGGGTAATACTATAGAAAATCACTATGGCAACGGCATAAGATGCCAAGGCCCACAAATGTCATTTAGCCCATTTGTTACCACTTCATTTAATCAAAAACGACCTTTTGATTACACATATGAAACTCCTGTGTATGACTCAAGTGTTGATGATGATGGCAATTTAATAAATCCCGGTGAAATTTTGTATTATCAAGAAAACTATAGTGGTAATAAAGATAGTCTTGGAATTAATTTTGGAGCCGCATTAACTTTTACTTTTCCGTTAGATCAAAGATTTCAAGATGCGTGTTTAAAATCTGCTACAACACAAGAAAAAATACAACAACAAATTCTATCTAAAGAACGACTTAACTATGAACTTGCCCGTTTAAAAAATTGCGGAGAGTTAAAAATTAAGGGAATATTATTTGCCACAGATAGTCCTTATCATGATCTATGCAAAGATGTAATCGTTACTGAAAAGATGAATCAGGTATTACCGCACACTCATAAATTAGAGCAGTAGGCAAGCACGGTTAGACTTGCCCACCTAGACACCCTATCCATTGCCTTGTCGAATAGGGTTCTTTTATTTTACCTCATCTTTTTTCTTTGTAAGTTGTTTTTTTATTTTTTTGAATATTTCAGAAATTAATTTTTTTATTACAGGAGCCAAAAGCGCAGAGCCACCAGCAACCACACCCAACACAGTAGTTGAAATAAGAACTTGAGGCGTACCAATAAAACTTTCTCTAAATGGTACTTTTTCCCAGATTCCGACACAAGTAATACCATCTGAGGGGGATCTTTCCCATTTTACCAGTCTTTCGATTTTTTTATCATTTCTGTAATCACCTTGTCTGAATTGTGGATTTTTTGGAGGGCATGGATCTATTTTTATTTCTTCTTTTTTTTTCTTTTCTGGAATCTTTGCCTGTTGCTGCGGAGGTTGTTCTTGTGGGTTCTCCTGTTGTTTTGCTGGTGCGGTGTATTGAAAGTTAGCAGGGTTATAATCAAGTGGCTCAAAACTAGGGATATCAAACGTACCACAGGCTTTATATGTTCCTAACTCATCTTTATTTATTAGTCCTGTAAGATTATTTCTATGAGCATTAACACAAGCTGGTATATCAACAACTGGTTTAGTAATTAAATCTAGTATTGGTGGTTGTATTTCCCATGTTCTTATTTTTGGAATATAAACTTCTTTTATTTCAATCTTTTGAAACTTCACGCCAGTAACAATCATTAAACTTTTTTATTTCATTTTCTAGTTCTAAATGAAACTTAACCATACGAATCCAATTAACATAATTTTTAATAACTTTTTTAAAAAATTTAAATATCATTTATTGCTCCCATTTACCTTTTGTTTCCCATTCTATTTGTTCTCTATTTCTTTTCTCAATGTAATCCCAAAACCATCTGTTTGGATCGTTAGCATCTGCCACAGGTCTTGGTTTTAATTTTTTTATCTGTTTATTAAACTCATCAGCTACAATCCAATCCATGTGCTTCATTACCTGTCCTAATAATTGATTTTCAAATGCTGGACTTTTCATATATAGAAACACCATAAACCCCGATCCAAAAGTTATTCCTGATGTTATTAATGCTAGAACAGCAATAAAACGAGTTCTTATACGATAAGGTGTGCGTTTTAATTCTGTCATAAAGGCAACATAGGGCCAGTTATTTTAGGCATTTTTTTTTCTATTTGATCTGGCATAATTTGATTTACAGAACCCATTATTTTTTCTAACATCATGGCTTCAAATTGTGGGCTACTTACCCATTTGTAGGTAGCGTACCCTGCCCCAATAGTTGTTAATGAAATTACGAATGATAAAATAGATAGAACAGATGAGATTTTATTTAACATGAGAGATGCATTTGCAAAAGCATTAGTACCTGTCACCATTATAACCTTTACAGGAATAATGGCTTTAGCACCTTTATATGTAACTTTAGGAATTATGACCCGTCAGATGACAGAAAAATCTAATTAGATTCTAAGGCTTTCACTTTAGCTGATAAATCTTTTACAGCTTCTACTAATACTCCAATAAGTCCACTATATTGTAAAGTTTTACTTCCTTCATCACCATGAACTAACTCTGGGAAAACCTTTTCTACATCTTGTGCTATTACTCCCATTGAATCTATAGAAGCATTGTTCAATTTATATTTATAACCTGTTATCTGTTGTAGTTTATCTAGTGTGTTTGTAATTGGTTCTATATCAGATTTAAAAGCAATATCAGATGTTTCTGTTACTGTTCCTGTAACCGTCACGCCAGAACTGGTTGTTGTTATTTTTGTGCTTCCCGAATGAAATAAATTACAAGCACCACCATTTATGAAGTTTGCCATAACCTGAGTTCCAGCAGCATTAGAAATTGAAACTGTAGTGCCACCACGAATTGCTAGTTGACCTGTACCTGTATCTGCAATAATACTTTGGGTTGAGTCATGATATATCTGCAAATCTGCATCCGCACCGAAAGTAGCTTTTGCGTTATCAGCAAACTCTAAAGCATTATCGGATTTGTCAAATACTATATTTGCACTTGCACCAGTAAATGTAACATCACCATCATGCGTTGCTCCATCATCGGTCACCGTTCCAGTTACATTAATTCCTGTAGTTTGTATAGATGCAACAGTTGTTAACGTGCCAGCAATTTCTACCTGTAGATTTAATTCGCCATCTTCAGTTTCATCACTAGCATCAATAATTTTTGCTTGTATCGCTGCATAATTTACTTCTTGTGGTGTTGTAGCATCATTTTTTCCTTCAAAAAATATCGTTGACAATAAATCACTATCTTGTCCAGCACCACTAGCACCTCTTATTCTTGATAAAAGAATATCAGCACCACTAGCAGCATCATTAGCAGTACATTGAACCTCTAAAACTACACCAGCTTGTGTATCTGTTACATGAAGAATATTTTGTGGTGAGGCTTCGTTAATACCAACATTTGTATTTTTTA